GGAACTTGCTGGCGAGATCGGAGGCAAACTTTTCCATCCGCTTCTCGTACTTCTTCGACGCTTGGTCAAGCGATCCGTTGATGAGAGCGCGAACGGACTTGATGTCCATGCCCTTCACCTCCGGCGCGTCGGCCGCATCTTCGTCTTCGTCCTCGTCATCGTCCTCATCTTCTTCGCCTTCGACGGCGAACTTCACGCGCTGATCTTCCGTGAGATCGTCGGCGTGTTCCTCAAGATAAGACTTTTCCTCATCCGTCAAGGATGCGGGGTCTTTCGCAAGGATTGCTTTCAGCTTCTTTTTCATACGTTTTGGTATGTGCTGATTAGTGAATCTTCTTCGCCTTCAACATCGCACGAATAGCACGGTTGAAAACTTTGACTGGGATTTTTTGTTTCCCGCCCACCTTCCGATGGGGTGTTCGACCTTTGAGATTATCTTGTGTATCGGGTTCTTCGAGAGCCTTCAGTGCGTCAGTCAACGCCTCGATGGCTTCCCGCTTAATCTTTGAATCCGTTGCGCCCACGATCGTCTTGACCGCTTCGGCGACTTTTTCCTTTTCTCCCGGTTCTTTTGGTTCCGTCTTTTTTTCCAAATCCTCCATGAGGTTGATCGTCTTCATCTTCGCCAGAGCTTCCTGATTCGCCGGGACATTGACCACCGAAACTTCCAGCAATGTATTCTCCGTAAGACGCACGATCTCCTTGCCATTGTCCACCTCGTACACATTGTTGATGAACCCGACCGAGAACGCCCGGAGGTACTTGCCCTTCATCAACCGGAACGCCGTCGCCGCGACATCGTACTCCTCAACCGCAAACTTCATCTTTCCGGTAAGATTTCCGTTCTCGAATCCCAGCGCCGTCATCTGCGCGAGTGGGAACTGGTAGTTGTCATGCGACCACAAGACAACCGGGTTCCGCAAATAGTCGTCCAACTTCCAGCCTTCCTGAATCACGACTTCCTCGTGCCGGTCCACAGCGGGGGTTGAAAAAATACCCTCGACGACGTGCTCGTCCTCATTGACCGCTTTCGCCTCAAACGTGAAATGTTTGACGACGCGATTGCTAGAGATCAGTTTCTTTTTCATAAGTGGAGTATAGCAGGTTTCTATTCTTCAATGAAAGCCGGAGCGAGAACGCATCGGCAGTTTGGCTCGCTTGGGTACGGCAATCCATTCGAGAAGTTTTTATCAACCGGCACAATTTCCCCATCAAGCTCGACGTGCTCATCGCGCACGCGTCCGTCCCCGGCCGTGATCCATTCCTTGCCATTCACCACGTCCGACTGCTTCCAACCTTCGACAAACCCTGCGTTATTCGCTGCAGTCGTTTCCGTCCGGGCGATAAGCTCCGCTCGGTACAGCGGAAACTCGGCATAGACATCCTCCACGCGCTCGCGCAATGCCACGATCCCTTCTCCCGCATCAATCCCTTCCGATAAGGTACGTGACAATTTTTCAAGCGTGGTCCCGGTAGCCGACTCGGCAAACTCCTGTGCTCGCTTCTCCAAAAACCGCTTGACGCTTGGCGTGATTTCGAAGTTTTGCGCTGGTGAAACGGTATCAACCGCGTCTTCCCCGGCCTGCTTCAAGATCGCCAGAATCTCCGGGGTAATGAACTTGATCGTGGACTTGACCTCGCTTTTCGGCAAGAGCTTCTTCGCACTCACCTTCACATCCTTTTCCGATCCCAGACGATCGAGCACGCGTCCCTTTTGCTCCTTGAAAAAACCCTCGACATTCGTCTTCATCCTTTCCGAATTGTGGTCAATGGCTTTTAGCACAAATCCCGCATACGCTTCCTTGGCATCGTCCGCGATCATGGACCGGTTGCCCTTCATCTCAACGATCCCTTTTGAGATAGCGCCGGATGCTTCGTCTTTCATGGCCTTTAACGCTCGCTCCGTTTCCTCGCGCATTTCCAGCTTCATCTTCAGCATGCCTTTGCCGCGGAAATTGAAACGCTTGGGCTTGGCCTCTCCGATATACGCATCCGCCTTGGTATCTCCGCCGATCTTCACTCCCTGCGGAAGCCCGCCAACCGGAGTATTCGCGATAGACATATAGAGACTCCACCCGCCTTTGACCGGAGGCAACCCGCGCTCCGCGCGCGCTTCGTTGATGAGCATGACATTCCCGGAAACGAGCCGGGTATGTTCTTCGAGCATGAGCTCCTTGTTTGCCGGGGTGGGATCGTCAAAAACAATTTCGAGATCATCCCCAAAATCCTGATACGTCATCTCCTCGTTCAGCTTCTCGACAATTTCAACGAGACACGGCTTCACCGTTTCCGAAAGGAAAATGCCCATGCCCGTTTCTGCGTTCGCCCGGTTCACGTCTTCGGTAATTCCCAAAACCGACTTCGGGACACCGAACGCGATCAGGATATCGTCGCGCGTGAGCTTCAACCCTTCGATATAATCCATGTCCTTTTGCGTCGGAGAGATGACCATGTACTCCATGCCTCCGGTCAGGATACCAACCTTCCCTGACCGGTTCTTGCCACGGTGCCGCTTTTCCCATCGGCGCACCGTCGCATCTGCCGTATCCTTGTCCATCTTGTTCGGGCTCTTCAAAATTGCATCCGGCCGCGCGCTATTCAAAAAGAAGTCCTTTTGGAAGGTCGTCGCAAATCCTTCTGTTTCTACTCGAGCCGCCGATGCAAAGAGCGGGGAAATCCCGCCGTACGGGTTCAATGGGTCCGGGGACTTGATGTGCACGATATCATCCGGATCAAAAACCACCTGCGAGCCGTCATTCTTCCGCAACCGGTATTCTTTCACGAACAGCGTGGGATCAGTCACCACCGTCATCAAGTCCGGACGGAGGTTCCACATCTCCATGACTCGGCCTCCCTTGTTTCGTACCTTGTACAAAAACGCTTCCCCCGAGCATTTGAGGTTGATGATGGTGAGCTTCCAAAACTCCGACTTCGTTTGAAACGCGTTCGGCTTGTAGAGAAGATCGAGGAGCGGATGCACGTCAATCTCTCTCACGTCCCCCTTGGAATTGAGTACCTTCTCCAACCCGAGCGGAATACTCGCCACCTTCTCCGCGATCTTGTTCACGCATGCGAAGACGTACATGCTCTTTCCATATCGTTCGAGCAACTGCGTCGGAGTCAATTTTGATCCCGACGTGAGTCTCGCAAGAAGCTCGAATCCTCCTGTCGTGACAATGCTCTTTCCGCGGAACGCATCGAGTGCCGCTCCCAAGGCGTGAAAAATCTTCATATCTTTTTTGAGTGTAGCATGATTTAGAAGGCGTCCGCTACGGGCATAACTTTTTCCGTATAAATATCGTACCTGATCGCATCCATCCCGTGATTCCATTTATCAATCGGCTTATTCGTCGGCTCCTTGTTCTTATCGAGCGCCCACTTATACTCCTGCGACTCCTTGGCAATATCCACGCTGTCCTCCGTGTACACGATCTCCATATCGAGGAGCATGTCTATCCCCGCATTGATCGAGTCCGGTCCCTTCTCGGCCGGCAAGACATTCCAGCCATCATCGGAAAGCTCCCGGATAGACTTCGGCTCGGCGCTGTCCGCATAGATCGGCGCCGACTTGGAAATCTCGAGCTCACGGAGCCTGCGTGAGATCCCCGGGTTCGTCATCCCGGTCTCATAGATCAACTGGCGCACCCATGCCTTGTTTCGATGCTTCTTGACCTCAACCAAGGCCGTCGGGTCATTCGTGAATCCGAAGTCGAGGCCGAACGTGGACGGATACGGAATCTTGTCAAAATCCTCCGGCCTCATCGTCGTCCAGTTTTTGAAAATGCGACCGCGCGCGCCCTCACTCACCAACCCCCGGATCATGTTGTAATAGTGATCCGGCTTCGTCTTCTTGTACCCCTCGTAATTCTCCCGCGTTGAGAGCGAGATGTTTCGCAGGTTATCCAAATACGTCGAGTGAATGAACGTCGTATCCGTCCGGCTCTCTTTCAATGTCGGTCGGTAAAACCCTTCCACCTCCGAAGGCGAGAGATTGAACCATCGCTTGATGATCCAGTGATTCTTCGATGGTGGGTTCAAAAGCAAAATGATCTTAATGTCCCCCTTCATCGTTCGCAAGGAATCGTCCAACTGCATAAAATCCTCCTCGCTGATTTCGTCCGCTTCTTCGATCACGATGCAATTATACCCGGCCAAGGATTTCAGCTTCGCCGTCTGATCCCCGGACGACTTCTTGAATCCCAACCCGTTGATCTTGTTCTCTCCCCATAGAAACGTGAGCAGGTTTTCTTTCACCTCCACACTGCCGATCCGCTCGGTCTCCTCCAGCCGGTCATGGATGTCCTGATAGATCGAGTGCCGAATGTCCCCGGCGATGTAGCGCATAATCGCGCAACGAAAATACCTCTTGCCGAAGAGCTTGGATACGGCGTACTGACTCGCCACCATCGAACGCCCGGCACCGCGCCCTCCCATCAAAATAAAATACCGAGACTGACTCGAAAAAAGAGGCTGATACGCTTTATTGACTCTCTGTCTCATCTTGTTGTGGTTGATTTGGCTCCTCGTCTGTCGAAAAATCTACAAACTCCACTTCGTTCCCGTCCAATGGAATAATCTGCGTCTGTGACTTCGGTTTGAACTTCCCGACTCTCCGGTCAAGGTAGTACCTGATTGACGGCGGGTGCTCGCGCCGGATCAGGCGCATGAGCTTCCCTTCTACCATCTCGTCAATCTCCAACTGCGTCGCCGCCAAGTCCCTCACGAAATCAGGATCGGTTCGCTTCCACAAATAGAATCCCGACTCTGAAATATGCGTGAGCGCGCACGCATCGGCAACGCACCCGAGCGACTTTTTCCACGCCTGTAAAAAAAGCTGTTTGTTGATTCTCGTTTTCTCAAGCTCCTTTTTCTCTTTTTCAGAATCCCCTTTGTTTTCTTCATTCCCCGCCATTTCGTCAACCTTGGTTGTCTCTTTTCCCGCCTCTCCCCCTCCCTCTGCCTCGGTCCCTGTCTCCTCCTGTCTCTCTTCCTCTGTCTGTCTTTCTTCTTGGGTCGGCAATAAAGGGGACTGGTCTGTCCCCTCTTTTATGCCGAGATTTTTTTCCGTGTCCATAGTCTCTGATATTCGTTTACGCGCTCGCGATTTTTTGCCACCCAATCCCTATGCCTCTTTGCGTTAGCCTTCCGATACTCCGGATCTTCCATTCGCTTCCTGTGATATTGCCGATACCACTCCAATCGCTCCTCTTTGTGCCTATTGTTGAACTTGATAGCTGGCTGGCAATCGTCGCAATACTTCCTCAATCGTACCATGTGACAAACCTTTCCGCACTGTTTACAGATTTTTTCCACCTTCTCACGCTTCAGATAAATGACGGCCATGTCCCTCCTTTTCTGATCGCTCAAATACCTTCCCTCGATCTTCTGCCCCTTTTTTATGCGATGCTTTGCGCCATTTTTCTCAAAAGTCTCTTTGATGGTGTCAATGTGCTCCAACGCATGCTGTCTCTGCTTCTCAACAACGGAATCATCGCAAAGAGAGATGTTCAGATTGATGCCCAAGTCCTTTTTGTAATCGTTCGCGGTTATTTTGTGCTTTTGCGCCAAATGAGAACCTAAGTGCTTAAACCTCCTCCCACACAATCTGCAAACCGTACGAATCTCGTACAATTCCTGATCCGTCATAGCTTTGAGAGATGCTTTGCGTTGAATGGGGTGAGCTCCATTTTTCCGCCCTTCTTCCTGTGCCAGACATACACAAGGGTCATCCCTGTCGCCATTGCTTCGATCCTCTCAATCCGGCCGCTCGTCCCATCGTCCTTTCCAATGACCACCGGATCAATGATGACGTTATCTCCCGGCTTGATCGGCACCCCATCCTTGTCCTTGTATTCTAGCATAGATTTATTCCCACCAAAGCCCTTTGAGATAATTTGTAAACAGGTACTCACTCACCGCGCAATTCACCGCATTGCCGATCGCAAACCACTTTTCCGCCGATAGGCGCGCGCTCTTCGTCCACCCGTCAGGGAAGCACTGCAGGCGCTCCCCTTCCAGATCGGTCAAATACCGGAATAATCCGTTTGGCTCCTGCGTGATGATCCGGTCCCTTCCGCTACTCGATATGCTCGTTGTCAATGTGTTCACTCTATCATACCCGCCCAAGACGATAAATCCTTTCCCACCGTCCTCATCCAGCCTTCGCATGGCTGTCTCGGAAAGGTACTTGAACGGACCCTTGTGATCGCGTATATCCCGAAAACGCTTTTCCGAATCAACGGACTCCGGGAACTTCACCGGAAAATCTGCGCTGCGCCGGCATAGGAATATCACCCGCTCGCGCGCTTGCGCTGATCCGTAATGGATAGAGCTCAACAAAACGATACGCACAAAATACCCGGCCGACTGAAGCAACTTGAACACACTTCGAATCGTCCGTCCTCCATCGTGTATCTTGATCCCCTTCACATTTTCGAGCACGACATACTCCGGCTTCTTCGCCATCAAAATATCGTAAATATAGAAAATCATCTGGCCTCTACGATCGGAGAATCCCTTTTGCTTCCCGGATAGGCTGAAGCTCTGACATGGGAACCCTCCCGTAAAGACATCGAAATCCGGTAATGCCTTCGGGTCAATCTTGGTCAGATCTCCATAATTCACATGGTCCGGATAATGCCCCTTGTAGATCCCGATGGATGATTCCTTGATCTCTGAAAACCCCACGCACTCGGCGCCCATCTTTTCAAGCCCGAAATCCAAACCCCCTATACCGGTGAATGTGGAAAAATACCGTAATGGCTTCATACCAATTTCAAGATTTCCTCGGCCGTGATCTTCCCGGAAGATACCGCCTTCTTCACTCGCTCGTAATCCTCGAACGTCTTAAAAGAGATCGCCACACGCTCTTTCAGCTTCGGAGACTCTGGAGGCTGGATAGTCAGCACATCAAAACGGCTTTCTTCCACCTCCTGCATATCCGCATCCGATAGCCCCATATTGACCCTCAACTCATCATCAGAAAAACCCGCATCAAGAAGCAGGTCTTTATCCAAATCCCCCATCTCCTCCCAGTCCCACTCCCCATCATTCATGTTCGACTCCAACCCTACGAGCACGCGCTCCTCGACTGTCAACTCCCTCTCGGGGACGAGAACGTTGACTTCTTCGATTCCCATGCTCTCCAAAACATCCTTTCGCATGTTCCCGGAAAGGATCGTGTTGTCCGTATCTATCTTGATGACATCGTGGAACCCACGGGCCTCGATGCGCTCGCGCAATTTCTGCGCCCCTTTATCGCTAATCTTCCGGGGATTTTCTTCCCAGTGTACCAAGTCTGCGATCTTTCGTTTTTCGGGTTTCCACGTAATCATACCCCTACTTGATATTCAACGCCTTTTTGATCGGCGCCACCAATTCGTTGATGTATGAATGAAACGATCCGATCTTGACCTCCATCATCGAAATCACTCGCTCCAAAACATGAACGCGATGCTCTAAATCGGCATAGCTCTGATTCCCGCTCGCTACCGGTACGTATGAAGTCACGGTCTGCGTTTTTCCTGCTTCAAGCTGTGCGATCCGAACTTTCAGCGTTGCATTTTCTCCGCTCAAGGACGTGATTCTTGCATCCATTTCCTTGTCCATTTCCTTGATTTGGTTCTGAAGCCCGTCAATCGCCAAGGCATAGGCTTCGGTGTACCGGCTGTACTTCGTCATGATCTGACGCTCGTACCCCGTGATCTCGGCCGCCTCGGCCTTCTTCATCGTGCATCCAATGGCCAAAACGATAATAACGATGGCCAAAATCACTGCGTTGAGTCTGTGGTTCATATAGAACAGTATAGCTTACTTCTTGATGTGAATAAAGATGCCGAGACCCTTCATCCACAACCACTCTGGCACCCATCGCGGTCTCGGTTTCAAAAAACGATGGTGCATGTCCGCGATCTCTCTCACCCGATCACGATACTCTTTGTCAATCTCTCTCCGCGCCTCTCGTCGGAGCTTCTTCGCTACTCTCCCATTCATAGATTCTTGTTTTTGAATGACTTAAATTGCTGGATAATTGCGGGCCGAAGCTTTTTCCACTTGGCCAGATTTGCCAACGTCACCATCCTGTCATGCTCAATGAGCCACTTGTTGAGCTCGGTCATGATGCAAAACAATTCTTCATCCGTAAACTTGGCATCCACGAACTTCTGATTCGCGGAGATGAATACATCACACCCGATCCGATTCTGTGCTCTGACGATCTGCTCATTGATGATCTTCTCGTACATACCTCATTCAGTATAGGCATCCGGGATATTCATGCCAAACTCCACCGCCGCATGCGCGCGTATCTTCTCGATAAACTCCGTCATCTCGACCGTAGAGAGATCGGCTGAACTCCCCGGCATCTTGAAACTCATCTTGCCAAACTCCACAATGCGCGGAGGCAGAAACATGCGTTTATATGCTTCGTGACATTCTTCCGCCGTATGCCCGGTATGCTCCGCAATGGGCGGGAGTACCACGCCCCAATAATACGCGTTCTGATTCAAGGTGCGATTTTTGTATCTTCGCTTGATCGTGACCACGACATTCTCTCCCTCCTTAATCGTCCAGATGATCGCGTTCGCCACGGCTGAATCAAGGAATATCAGCTTGCCTTCTTTAGCTGTTGCCAGCAATTCAATCTTCCTGCTCATACCTTTCTCTTTTTACGCTTGCACGCTACACAAACGTTCTCATCCACCGCGAACATTGTATCCGGTTTCACCTCCCTGCACGCGGTGCATTTCTTTTTCTTGATCGTTTTATTCGCCATACTTCGCATTGAGATATCTACGCTCCTGCGCCCAATCTTTCCGAGGGTATTTTTTCAAATCCTCGTCGGTCGCATGGCGTAGCGAGATCCAGTGATTGATCTCTTTATTGAGTCCCGGCCCGAGATGCGCCCACGCACACAATCGAATCACCGCCCACTTGTCCGGGATCTGACGGCCTCCGTAGATCCATGCGTGCTCCATCGTGGAACGCCCGGAGCAGACATGATCCCGTAGGAGAGCGGATCGTTCGCATTCCGGCCGCTCTCGTACGATCTCCTCAAAAATATGCTTAGGCGTTTTGTGCATGGTGGCAAACTTGACTACGTGGCGCACCCCTATCTTTCGCGCACTCATTGGAACAATATGCGGGTATTCCAGTCTCCGCGCACTCATCGCAATCAAGATCGGCGCCGCAACATTCGCACGCCTCCCCCGAAATCATCGCATCAGCAATTTCCCCCATACCCCATGCCTTCGACGTGCACCGTCCGCCCGATAAACAACTTCTCGTAGGCTTCGACCTTGCCTTCGAGCTTGTCCGCTTCCCGGACGCGCACCTTGGTTTCTTCAGGAATGACCTCCTGAACGGCCTTCTCGATCACTCGCTCCGGCGTTTGCATAATCGTCACCGGGTCGGAGATGCCGAGATTAAATCCAGCAATGCGAGAAAGTCGAACAAGGAAGTCACGTTGCCTTGCATAGGCTTCCGTTGAAGAGATACCGTAGAGAAACCACCTTTCATTGACTTCGCTATAATCAAGTAGACAAGCCTTTAGCGCATTTTCGCCATTCCGCCCTATTGATTCATCGTGTGCCTCAATATCATTTGGTTTGTCTTCGGAGATGTAGAAGACGATCCCGCCTTCTCGATATTCACCATTTACTGACTCGCGAATCTTCGCTTTCAATTCTTCTCGTGTCATATATTTACAATTCTTGAATAAGACTCTCTAAACCTCTCCCCCTTCTTCCTGTTTTGATGTTGATCCACGTTCCACTCGTCGGCCAAATATCCCACTCCCCATAGATTCGTACATGTCCTCCGATCGTATCAAGAACCTCGTACGATATCCCTAACCGCTCTAATTTTTCGAGCGTCTGACGGTACCTATCCCACTTCGCTTTCTTCGTCATATCGTCCAAGGATTTCTGCTCGAAAATCAGCGATGGTGTATCTTTCCTTTCCTCTCCCTCCTCTGATTCTTGCCTTCTTGTGCGCTTCTTTTCCACATCTTGCGTCGCACGGTTGTCAGTAATTCCCGCATTGCACGTAATTCCCGTTCGGATTAACAATCTTTTTCCCGCAAACTACGCATTGATCTTTGACGTTAGGATGAAGCATATCAAAACAATTCCTGCTCTGTTAGCTTCTCGATCCGATCCCATGCGCGACGCATCCGGAGCATCATGCGGAGAATGTCGG